CCTCTATATAAAAGAGGTACTCAAACAGAGGAAAGCAAGAAGAGCGTCCCAAGTCAATAATAAAGGGATAACAGATGCAGTAGCAGAACTCAATAAGATGCAAGGATTTAATGAGGAAACAATCAATCTCAATGGAGCGGTAATGTTTACTGGGGAGGAAGAATTGGAAGATTAATACAACAGTTTCAACAATTTCAGCGTGGAAGAGGTTGGAGATGCTGAATAAAGGGGTGTGGTGATGATACCAGATTTAATAACCAAGAAGAGCCTACCCGAAATTATTGGGAAAGGATATAAGACATTTTGGAACTCAAAACATAGATATCGAGTATTAAAGGGAGGACGTGGAAGCAAGAAATCAACCACGGCATCCTTTTGGTTTCCATATAATATGATGAAATATTGGCATAAATATGGACTTAAACCTCATACCTTGGTTATTAGACGATATTACAATACCCACAAGGACTCAACCTATGCTCAGTTAAAATGGTCAATCAATCGTCTTGGAGTTGCTCATCTATGGAAAGCAACTAAGTCACCACTGGAATTGACTTATATTCCATCAGGTCAAAAGATAATGTTCCGAGGTCTTGACGACCCTCAATCAATCACATCAATCACGGTAGAGGATGGTTATCTATGCTGGACGTGGTGGGAGGAGGCATTCCAGTGTACAAATGAAGATGATTTTAATATGGTAGATTTATCCATCAGAGGTGAGATACCTCACCCTCTATTTAAGCAGCATACCCTTACATTCAACCCTTGGTCTGATAAGATATGGCTAAAGAAGAGATTCTTTGATATAGTCGGGTCAGATGGCGTAAACGACGAAGAGAATGTATTGGCAATAACCAGGAATTACGATTGTAATGAGTTTCTTGGTGAGGATGACTTAAAGATATTCGAACAGATGAAAAAGAATAACCCCAGACGATATAGTATAGAGGGTGAAGGTAATTGGGGTATAGCTGAGGGTCTGATATTTGAGAATTGGCAGGAACTTGAATTTGATATTGAGGCAATGAAGAGGTCACTTGATACTTATGACCGACCGAAGTATAAGCAATTATTTGGAATGGACTTTGGTTATACTAATGACCCTACTGCGTTTATAGCCTTGATGGTAGATGAAAAGAATAAGGAAATATTCATCTTCGATGAGATATACAAGACCTATATGAAGAATGAGCATATCAGAGATGCTATAAAATATAAAGGATATGATAATCAGAGGATAGCGGCAGACTCATCAGCACCGAAAGATATTGATACCTTAAAAGATATGGGATTACATCGTATCTATGGAGCAAAGAAACCAAAAGGCTCAGTCAACTCAGGTATCCAAAAATTACAAGATTATAAAATATATGTTCATCCTCGATGTACCAATACAATTGTAGAATTGAGTAACTATGTGTGGCAACCAGATAGGGATACTGGTAAACCGAGCAATGAGCCGATGGATGAGTATAACCATTTAATGGATGCTTTGAGATATGCCACATTTGAACTCGGAAGAAGTAATTTCAGTTGGTAGCGAAAAAACACCCTGGCATATAACACCAAAAGGAAAATAAAGTGGGGTAGACGCGAGTCTGCGAGGGCGTTTTTTCCGGTAGATATGTCAAAAGCAGTGGGATATAATAAATTATAACTAAAAGGAGGTAATACAATGATTTTTCCAGATTTCCAAACGAGTGCGATGCTTGGTCTCAAAAGCAAGATAAGTAGATTGGCAAACAGTGGGAAACCACAAGAGGATTTCTTATTTAGCAATCTGAATGAATGGCAGGAAAGTGATACCAGAAAGTTTATGCTGACCGCTCAAGACTATTACAGAAATGATAATGATATCAAAGACCGTAAAAGATATTACATTGATAGAAAAGGGGTCAGACAGGAAGCAACCAATCTTGCTAATAGCAAATTAAGGCATCCCTTTATGAGAAAATTGACTAATCAAAAGGTCAATTATCTATTGAGTAAAGAGTTCAGCGTTCAATGTGATGATGATAAATTTAGTGAATTGCTTGGTGAGTATCTTGATAAGAAATTCCTAAAGATGATTAAGAATATTGGTAGAGATTCGGTGGTCAATGGTTTAGCATGGATACAGATTTACTATGACCGACTTGGTAACCTAAAGTTCAAGAGAATCCCAGCGGAAGAGATTATTCCATTTTGGGCAGATGCGGACCATACAATCCTTGATGCAGTATTGAGAGTTTATACCATTACGCAATATCTACCAGATGGCGTCAAGAAAGAACTCATCAAGGTAGAGTATCATACTACTGAGGGCGTATGGTATTACGAAAAGACTGATAGAGGATTAAAACCAGACCCTGATAAAGGAGAAGGAGTCAAAGGTCATTTTACCATCCCTCAGGAGATGGTAGATGAAGATGGTAATGTGATGGTCGATGAAGATAATAATCCTATTATGACCAATGTTCAAATGACTTGGGATAAGGTACCATTTATAGCATTTAAGTATAATGCCGATGAAATGAGCTTACTCAAATTAATCAAATCACTTATTGATGATTATGACCTCAATACATCAGATACATCAAACAATCTACAAGATATTCCAGACTCAATCAAAGTGGTCAAGAATTATGATGGTACCGACAAGACCGAGTTTACACAGAATCTGAATATATTTAGAACTGCTTTTGTATCCGGTGATGGTGATGTAACCGCATTGACTACCCCACTTGATGTTGCTGCTCTTGATAGTCATCTCCACAGATTAAGGAAAGATATATACGAGGCAGGTAGTGGGGTTGATACTCAAGAAGTTAGTCTTGGTAACGCCTCAGGAGTAGCCCTTAAATTTAGATACGCAGACCTCGATACTGATACAGATGATATGGCAAATGAGTTTACAGCATCCTTGGAAGAATTGATTTGGTTTATCAAGGTTGATTTACTAAATAAGGGACTTGGTGATTTCCTCGAAACTAAATTTGATATCGTTTTCAATACTGATGGAATCGTAAACGAGTCAGAGGTTATCGCAGATGCCAAGAACAGTGTTGGTATTATTAGTGATGAGACTATCAGAGCAAATCATCCTTGGGTTACTGACGCTCAAGAAGAGGGCGATAGGATGCGCAAAGAGAGTGAAGAAAAGATGAAACAGATGCAAGAGGTCATGGGAGAAGGAGCAGTCCCAGGATTTGGTGAGGAGGCTTCAGATGAAGGTGGTGAGGAATAATGCCTGCAATATCATCAAAAGAGTATTGGGAGAAGCGGTCTGAACTCAATCTGATACAGAATGAGAAATCCGCGGCTCAATATGAAAGACAATTAAAGAAAGCATATGAAGAAACCATCCGGTCAATCAGAAAAGAGGTCCAGGCATTTTATCAAAGGCACTCAGATGAGACTGGGGTTACCCTCACATCAGCACGTAGACGACTCAAACCAGATGAGCAGATGGATTTCCAAAAGCAGGCGAGGAAATACCTTGATGAGGTAGAAAGACTCGGAGATAAGGCGTTTACGGCGGAATATCGTGATTATCTCAAGAAGTTATCAGGTAGAGCATATATATCACAGATGGACGAACTCGTGACTAATATCAGACATAATATTGAAACTTTATCCACTGGATATAATGCAGGTCTTGGTAATACCCTCAAAGATGCTTATGAAGATGGATATTTTAGTACCATGTTTGATGCTCAAAAGAGAGCGGGGGTTGGGGTATCATTTACAACGCCCGGTGGTAAGCAATTAGAAACTGCAATCAGAGAAAAATGGTTAGGTCAGAATTATAGTGATAGAATATGGGCAGATAAGAAAAGGCTTACCGATAATATTGAACAGATGCTGTCTCAGGAGTTTGTGAGGGGTAGAGGTCCCAACGATATAGCAAGAGACTTCGCGGACCGACTCAATGTGAGTTATTCAAATGCTCAAAGACTAATACGTACCGAAATCAATTACATCAGCAATAAGGGTAGTCTACAGGCGTATAAGGATACCGGGATAGTTGAGAAATACAGATATCTTGCTACTCTTGATAGCAGGACTTCCGATATCTGCCGAGAGCTTGATGGAAAGGTATTCGAGATTAAAGAAGCAAAGGTGGGAGTCAATCTACCCCCATTACATCCATATTGCAGGTCAACCACAGTCCCTCATTTCGATGATGATGATATAGGAGAGCTGATTGAGGATAGGATAGCAAGAGACGATGATGGAAAAGGCAGAAGCATCAGACTTGGCGAAAATCTCAAGTTCTTTGACTGGGTAGATAAATACGGCTCTGAATCATTTAAGAAAAAGGTAATCGCTCAGAGGGCAAAGTTTAAGGGAATGGATATGGCACCCTCCATCACTGAGGCATTGGTGGCAGATGAGATACTAAAAGCATTTGACCCTGATGAGTATGAGCCCTTGACTAAAGAGGAAGTCATTGAAAATATGAAGGCGTTTTACGGTGGTGAGTCAATAAGTAAATATGATTTTCCAGATGGATACAAAAATTATGTTGGAAATTATAGTACTAGCACCGAAATGAATGAGATGTTATATTCAGGCGAATATAACGATATAAAACAAGGAATAGCCAAAAAAGGAAAATATAGTCAATTTTTTATAGACCTGATTGATGATTTTAAGGGCTATATAGATGATGCTCCCAGATTGCATAAGAATATGAAATTGGTGAGGTTTGTTGATAAAAATGCTATTGAACCAATGATAAATTTAGCGGTAAAAAATCCAGAGATTGCTAATAAAATCGCAAAAACAATAAGTAACGCGTTTGATGGTCGAGAGGATAAAGCGGCTGCTAAAAAGGAATTTACATCTCATACGGCAGGGGCTATATTTGAGGCAAATAGTTTTATATCCACAAGTTATGATATTAATAAAAACGTATTTGACCCCAGAGATTATCAACTCGAAATCTATGCTGACAAAGGCGCCAATGCTCTTATGACTTATAACCACAGAGAAGCGGAGGTGGTCCTAAATGTAGGAAGTCGACTTGAGTTTCTGGATATAGAAATCAAGGAAGATAAAGTAGTAGTAAAGATGAGAGCGCATTCCGCGGATAAGAAGTTTACAGATTAAAGTATTCTTCTATATAATAGATAAGAGGTGATGATAATGACTGAAAAAGAAATGAGT